TTCCGTGGGCACAACGTCAACAACGCACATGGCGTGGCCCTCGAACCAGGCACAGACAGCAACAACCGAGGCAAGAGCGAGTACTGGATCTTCGACTCCCGCGAACGTCGCCGCGTCAAGTGGAGGCGTGATCATGGCCACGAGTACTACGCCTACTGGAAGCCCAACGACGAGGTCTACCTCATCGACAGCGACGACTGGCTGCGTCGTGTCCAGCACCACCACTCCAAGGCAGGCACCCACAAGGTCATCTGTGCCACGGAGCACAAGCCTTTGGACCTCCTCGGCATTCCCTACATTCGCACCTCCAGCATCGACATCCCCAAGAAGCGCAGGCAGCGCATCCTCTACACCTACGTGGGGAACCGTCGTGTACCCACCACCGATCGGTTCTCGCACTACCTCGTGGTGGAGGACGGCAAGATCACCATCGGGGACAAGACTTTCGACATGTGCGCCGACCTCTACAATCAGATCAAGGACCTGTTCGATTGCGGCTTCTTTGTGATCTCCCCCACCGCCGTAGCCTTTGCCGAGAGCAAGGGTGCCACCAATCTCCTCCCCGATATTGAGTTCTATGTCCGCAGGTGGATCGCCCGCAACGAGACCCGTGTCGTGGGGTACGAATCCTACCAACGCTATGTCCGGTACGAGGTAGGCGACCAGTGCAGGGCAGCCCTGCACAAGTTGCAATTGCTCCCGCCCGCCCCCTCTGGCATGACTGTCCCCGACGTTGTCGCCGCTTTCCCCAAGTTGTGGTCCGCCTCTCCCGTGAACTGGAACAAGACCATGGACGACCTCTTCCGCAAGTACCCCATGCTGAAGTGCATCCTGCACTCCAGGCATGACTGCACCGCAATCATCAACCTCATCACCAAGTGAAAGGAGCTACCATGTACCCTCATCTCATCACCACCAACACCGTCACCATCATCCGCGACGGTGACACCCACACCCTCGACTCCTCCTCTCCCTCCTTCACCAAGGTCCTCGACCTGGTGCGGCAGGGTCTGTGGGACGAGGCCATCGATGCCATGTCCCCCGCCGTCGCCATCTCCACCTACGCTGGCACCTCTCTCGTGCTGCAGGGCAACGTCATCCTGCGCAACGGCGTGGCGGTGGACCACTCCCTCGTCCCCCATATCCTCACCATGAGGGACAAGGGCTTCGACATCCAGCCCCTCATGCACTTCCTCGACAAGGTGCTGCAGAACCCCTCGATGCGCAGCCGCAACCAGCTCTGGCGTTTCGTCAGCACCAACAACATCGCCATCACCCCCGATGGCAACCTCCTCTTCTTCAAGAAGGTGAAGGACAACTACTACGACGTGCACACCGGCAGGTCCAACCAGTACACGGTGGGCTCCACCCACACGATGCCTCGTGACATGGTGGACGATGACCCCGAGCGCACCTGCAGCCAAGGCCTCCATGTCTGCAGCTACGAGTACCTCCGCAACTTCGGTGGTGCACGTACCCTCATGTGCGAGGTGAGCCCTGCCGACGTGGTCTCCGTGCCCATCGACTACCACAACACCAAGGTGCGGGTCTCTTCCCTCCGTGTCCTCCGCGAGGTGGAGAACCCCGAGCCCCTCGACACTGGCGTCTACGACGAGTGCCCCTTCTGACAACCTGGTCCCCCTGCCCCGGGTGGGGGGACCTCCCTTTCAAGGAGAACATGATGGAAGATATCGAAGCCCTCGGCGTACACGTCATCCGCAACCTCCACGAACTGTCCCGCACCATGTCCGGTGTCGATGCATTCAATTTCCGCATGGAGTTCTACACCAAGCTCATCGCATCCGACCTCGTGCTATGCGTGAAGACGGACAAGATCGAGGATGCACTCGACCTTCTCCAGCACCGCATCACCGAGATCTACCTCGCCCTCCAGGACAAGGACACCAAGCATTGAGACCCTCCGAAATCTTCCGCAAGCTCGACAACATCGACACCGTCACCGACGAGGATGTCGAAGCCATCATCACCAACCTCAGGGACCTCGTGTCCAAGATCAGAAAGGCAAGAGGCGATGAACCCAACCCCGTACAAGATACCGACGACGCTGGAAAAGCATCGTGAGTTCCACGAACTCGCCAACGATGCCGACTGGGCTGGCGACTTCCATACCGCCAACCTCTTCCGCCGCATAGCCAGCGACTACCTCACCCGCCACATGAGTGGCGACCTCTTCGATCCCCCGTTCTGAGGAGAACACCATGCACTACACCAACAGGAACAACATCCCCGAACCAGTGGCCTCCGCCCTCATCCCCAGCTACGACAACGGGGGTGCGGACATCTCCGTCACCTCCTTGTGGAAGCCACCGCAGATGGTCTCCCTCGTGAAGAAGCACGACGACGAGATCTACATGGACATCGACGACAACGTGGCATCCTTCATCGGCACCGCAGTGCACGAGAAGATCAAGCGGCACGATCCCTCCAACCTCAAGGAGATGCGCCTCTTCGCCAACATCGAGGGCCTCACCCTCTCCGGTGAGTTCGACCGCTACACCATGGAAGCCTCCACCATCCTCGACTACAAGGTCACCTCGGCCAAGGCATTCATGAATGCCACCCATCGTGAGGACTGGGAGAACCAGCTCAACACCTACGCCTGGCTGATGCGGCAGCACGGCGAGGAACCCAAGGCGCTCATGGCCATCGTCTTCATCAAGGACTTCTCCAGGTTGGAGGCCAAGCGCAACCTCACCTACCCGCAGCAGCAGATCCACATGGTACCCCTCACCCTCTGGGACCATGCCACCGCAACGCAGCGCATCACCCAGCGTGTCCTCCTGCATCGCAGCAACACGGAACCCTGCACTCCCGACGAGATGTGGATGCGTCCCGGAAAGTGGGCAGTGCGCAAGGATGGACGCAAGACTGCAATCAAGCTCTGCTCCTCCCTCAGTGAGGCCGAGTCCTTCATCTCCACCCAGTCTGACAAGGGGAAACTCTATGTCGAAGAACGTCCCGCCCTCTACCTCCGATGCGACGAATACTGCAGCGCAGCGCCTTTCTGCCCTCAGAAGGCAGCACGCCAAGCGCCAGCGGGAAATGCAGTGGTCGAAGAAGATCTACCAACAGATCTCTGAGCAGCTAGGATGGTTCACCCCGGAAGATATCTCAGCTCTTGCCGGGGTCCCCATCCACGCCGCCAATTCTCGCTTGAACCTCATGCTTCGCCAGCGCATAGTGCTGCGCGAAGAGGGACGTTTCCGTCTCGCGTTGCAGCCCGAACCGCCCAGCGACAGGGAGCGCCATCTCTCCATGCTGATGGGCAACCTCCGGTACCAGGACTTCATCCCAAGGAGAATGCAGAATGCGAATCCTCGTAGCCTGTGAGTACAGCGGTCGTGTCCGTGATGCCTTCATCGCACGGGGTCACGACGCAATCTCCTGTGATCTCCTCCCTTCCGAAACTCCCGGCCCCCACGTGCAGGGTGACGTGGTTCCCCTCCTCTCCCAACCTTGGGACATGATCGTAGCCTTTCCTCCTTGCACCTACCTCAGCTCCTCCGGTATCCACTGGAACTCTCGCATCCCCGGGAGGGACAGTCTCACGCAGGAAGCCAGCGAGTTCTTCATGCTCTTCGCCAACTCTCAGTGCCCCCGCATCGCAATCGAGAACCCCGTGGGTGTCATGTCCTCCAGGTGGCGCAAGCCTGACCAGATCATACAGCCGTGGATGTTTGGCGAGGATGCATCCAAGCGCACCTGCCTGTGGCTCAAGGGTCTTCCCGCCTTGCAGCCTACCAACATCCTGACGCGCCAACGATACGCCAACCAGACACCGACAGGACAGAACAACTTGGGTCCTTCGCCCCAACGTGCCAAGCTGCGCAGCCTCACCTATCAGGGCATCGCTGATGCGATGGCTGCCCAATGGGGATGAAGTACAAGAACATCGACGGCAGCATCTTCCGTGGAGACAAGCAACTCCTCGTTGTCGTGTCCGTGGAATGCACCCCTGCCCTCCGCAATCGCATCTGCGATACCCTCATCGCCATTCTCAACAAGGAGAAACCCAGTGACAGAAAGCCCCCCGGAAATCGTGCTTCGCATCGCATCCGCTCTCGCTCTGGTCCAGTTCCCACATAAGGACTGGAACCTCTACAACGACGAGGTGAAGGGCTTCTACATCAAGGACGCCAAAGAAATCCTGGATGCCCTGCACCATGCGGGCTACACCCTTACGCGAAAGGAACAGTGACATGCGTATCCTCAGCCCCGAGCAAGCCTACTTCGCCCAGGAAGACGCCACCGAGGAGCAGCAGCGCGCCCAGGAATCCCTCCGCAACGTGGAGAAATACCAAGCCGCCATCCTCAAGGCCATCACCGTCTTCCTCCGTGACCTCCGCAACGTCATCGATGCCGAGAGCTGCGACGGTGGCAACGGCACCATCATCACCGACGAGGACTTCAAGGGTATCCTCGACATGGCCCACGACATGGTCCACGAGCTGGGCTACGATCAGGTCCATGCCCTGCGAGAGAGGGGTGGCATATGACCCGCCCCCATCTCATCACCATCACCCTCGCCGCCTACCTAATCATGTGGGCCTGCGCCCTTTGGGAGTCCCTGCCATGAGCGACCTAATCACATCTCTGCGCGCACTAGCTGCCGCGCGCCACGACGATCTGTCTATCGCTGTTGATGCGGTGATCGAGATCGAGCGGCAACGCGCGGAGATCGAACGTCTACATCGGGCGCATCAAACCGCATGTGAGGGCGGGGATCTGCTGCGCGCGGAGAACGAGCGGCTGCGCGCGGATCTCGCCACCCAACAGGGATGTTGCGATGGTGCCGCAGCGCAGGATGCTCACGTCAGGCAAGAGCGCGAGGAGCATAAGGCCGAGGTCGAGAAGCTGCGCGAAAACAACAAGCGGATGCGCGAGTTGCTGAGCGCAATTCAGATCGACACAAATGCCGATGGCTCCGTCTGGTTGACGTTGTCACCGTCAGCCTATCCCGGGTTCATTGCAGTTGTCTATCTCGGCAGCGAAAGACTTATGGCTGGAACAGCCGCGTTGCTATTTGATGAGTTGCGCCGCAAGGCGCTGGAGGGCAACCCATGAGTGACCTAATCGCACTAGCGCGACGCCATACGCACGTCGCACCAACGCACTACGAAGGATGCGAGGCCGACCACATCGGCTGCCTCGTCAACAAGCTGGCCGACGAGATCGAGGGGCTACGCGCGCAGCTAGAGGACCGTTACGTTGCGATGCGTGTCCGACAGTTGGAGGGGGCGCTAGACGCTGAGCGACAGACCGTGAGACGGCTGCGCGAGGCGCTGCGCTGGTACGCCGATCCGCGCAACCATTTCCCTGTCGAGCGTCGCAACCCCGGCGATCCTGACCCCGCTGCGATCTTCATCTGGGAGCCTCCGATCATGAGCGATGGCGGACACCGAGCGCGCGAGGCGCTGGAGGGCAAGCCATGACCCGCCTCTTTGCGGCAGCAGCCACCCTTTTCGTCGCGGCAGCCCTGATCGCTCAGCGAGACGTGATCGTGAAGCTGCGCGCGGAGAACGAGAAGATGCACACGGCTCTGTATCGGATCGCACTACAGGGGCCATTTGCTGACGACCCGTGGACGATTGCGCGCAATGCACTGGAGGGCAAGCCATGACCCGCCGATGGAGAAAGAAGAAATGAAGCACCCACACCAGATAGCCTTGGCGCAGCGCCGCTTCAGAGGTCATGCCTCCGGCATCGAGCCCGTGCTGAAGGAACTACATTCCCTCTTGAAGCAACGGCCAGGCTATGTTACCCAGATCTACCGGCGGGCTGGTGTCGATACCAAGACACCGCGCCGCTGGTTCCGCAGAGGTTCACCAACCATCGCTTCACTCACTGCCGTCCTAAACACCATGGGCTACAAACTTGCCATTGAAAGGAAATCCAAATGATCCCCATCCAGAAGAACATCCCCGTCCCCCCTGCAGCCGTTGGCCGCAAGCGCATCTACCCCTTCCAGGAAATGGAAGTCGGAGACTCCTTCTTCCAGCAGGGTGACAATCCCGAACTCCTTCGCAGTCGCGTTGCCGGTAGCGCCTCCGTCTACGGCAAGTCCTCCGGCAAGAAGTTCATCTCCCGCATCGTGCAGGAGGACTCCGTCCCCGGCATCCGTGTCTGGAGGATTGCATGAGCTGGGACCAACGCTTCCTTGACCTTGCCATCCACGTATCCTCATGGAGCAAGGACCCCTCCACCAAGGTGGGTGCCGTCCTCGTGGGTACGGACAAGCGACAGGTAGCGTTGGGCTACAACGGTTTCCCCTCAGGCATGGCCGATGACTCCCGCCTCAACACCCGGGAGTCTCGGCTGCGCTACACCCTACACGCAGAGCGCAACGTCCTTGACAACGCCACCTTCCCCACGGCAGGGTCCACCCTCTACACGACCCATCCCCCGTGCTGCGCCTGCGCCCTCAGCATCGTCTCGAAAGGAGTCTCCCGTGTGGTATCTCTTCCAATGGATTCGGGCTTCCATGCCCGCTGGGGTAGCGAGGTCTTTGTCTCGCGCAGCATCCTGGCTGAGTGCGAAGTTGCTTGTAATTTCTGACCTCGTCCTCGCCCTCCTCCTTGGCGTTGGCTTCCTCGTCATGATGGCGTGGGTCCTGGCCTTCTACCTCCTGCCCTTCTTCGGAGTACTGGCCCTATGGCGCATCGTCTTCTGACGCTGGCCGCCACCATCAACGGCTACCCGCCCGGCACCCCCGTGAAGATCATGCTTGACGAGCGGCACACGGTGGAGCTAGGTACCAGCTACGACATCATCCTCCCTGACGGGACGATGTCGTGGGCTTATCTTGATGAAATCATGTGGAGTGAACCATGCCAAGTTTCTCTCAGCACCCCAACCAGCGCAGGATGAAACTCCTCCTGCTGGGGGATCCGGGTGCAGGCAAGACCGGCCTCTTGGCCACCCTTGCCAACAACGACTACAAGGTTCGCATCGTGGACCTTGACAACAACCTCGCCATCCTCAACGCCTACCTCAAGCCGGGGAAGGCGGAGAACATTTCCTACTTCTCCATCCCGGCCAAGGACCCGGAGTCGTGGAAGAAGTCCGTAAGCATCTCCACCAAGTGGACGCTGCCCGACGAGGACCTCGGTGAACTCACCACCTGGGACAGCAACACCGTGCTCGTCATCGACAGCGCCTCTTTCTGGAACGACACCTGCATGTCCCAAGTCCTCAAGGAGAACGGCATCGCTGACGACAAGGCGGGCTTCGACCAGTCCCTCTGGGGCGTCATGAACAAACGCTTCGAGACGCAGGTTGCGCGCCTCACCTCGGATCGCTACAAGTTCCACCTGATCCTCATCGCCCACATTCGCATGATCGAGAACAAGAAGACCGGCGGCATCATGCGCGCCTTCCCTTCCTTCCTCGGTCAACAGCTCCCCAACGTGGTGGCCCGCTACATGAACAACGTCTGGCTCGCTTCGCGCAAGGATGGCAAGCCGGTGTTGCACACGCAGACCACTCGTGATATGAGCTACCTCAAATGCAGCGCACCCCATCGGGTGAATGCAGAAGCGCCATTCGATCTGGGCGCAATCTTCAAGCAGATCGAACTGTGAAAGGAAAGAAAATGTCCGAGAACATCTACACCCTCGAAGACCTCGAAGGCCGCAAGTTCCTCCCCAAGGGCAAGTACGCTGGCATCATCAGCGGCACCCTCTCCGGCACCACTGCGAAGGGCACCCGCACGGTGCGCTTCCTCATCCGTCCGGAGGAGCCGCTCTCGGGCCAGGACATCGAGGGTGTCGAGATGAACGTGGAACTCAAGTCCTCCACCTTCTTCGATACCAAGGCCGCCATCAGCATCCTCGCTGACGTGGTGCGTCGCGTGAACCCGTCTGCCATCAAGGCTGGCACGGCGGTGGAAATCGCCAGCGCCATCGTTGGGGAGCAGGTCAAGTTCGACTTCACCGAGTCGAAGTCGCAGGACGGCACCCGCACCTACTGGGAGTGCGTCAACATCACTGCCGCCTGA